GTGGGCTCGGAGATGTGTATAAGAGACAGGGTTTATATCCAGCGTCTGCAATCATTTGCATAAAGCGCAAGCAGGCGCTAGTGTTTCTTTGTACGCTTGCGCTTGCGTGGTCTTCATAGTCCAATACAAGGTATTTAACTTGCTTAGGTACGTTAGCAAGGAAATAGCGTGCTTCTGCTTCTGCTTCTTCTTCATTTCCGCCAAACCAAGCAAAATGATAAAAGCCGATAGGGTTTGACTGACTTACTTGAGCAGACAAGCAAGGGTTTAAATAGCTTGTACTTTCTGACACTTTAATAATTGTGTTTGTTGTCCCTGCTTCTTCCAAAACCCCTGAAATGTCGTAGCCTTGATGGCTTGCAACGTCTACAAATAAATCGTTTTTCTTAACCATTATTTCTTATCTCCTTTAAATTCTTCCAGCAGGTCTTTTCCTGCGTCTAACTGCGCTGTGTATTTCTGTAACTCTTCTTGCACTCGTGCGGTCATAAACTTAGGAATAAATACGCCCATAACTGCGAGATTTTCCATAATTGAAAGTGCATAGTATAAGTTAATGATAACCAGTAAAATCTGACCAACAGCCATAGCGTGAATATAAGTCAAAAATACTGCTACAAAATAGTAAAAAATAAATGTTAGGGTGTGTTTGATAACCCCTTTTAGCCCTGTCCAGCTGTCTGTCACCTTCCACTTCCAAGCCTTTAAAAAGCCTGTGATAAAGTCAAACAGAATCAAAGCAAAAAGAATTGTGATATAGTCGCCTTTAGCAACCTCTAGCATAATATTATATAACATGATTGATAACCTCTATAAATTTGTTTTTAGTTTCTAAATCTTCATAAATAAACATATTCTTAAGGTACAGACTTCTTAAGGTCTTACCTAGTGCGCTGGACTTATTCAAGTACACAAACCCGTTTTCCACTTGTTCCACTTCCAGACAATAAGCGGTTAAATTCTTGTCAAAGCCTTTAGCTATATATACCATATTGTCGATATAGTACCCTGTTAAAAATGTACCGTCACAATAGAAACTGTAAAGCCTAGACTTCAAGCCTTTAATTTTTGCTATATTTTTATCGTTCTTAATCTGGAACTCGTTATTAGCAACGCTTTCATAAATGCTGGACTTACTCAAGAGTTTAAAGAATCCGCTCTCTTTTTCTTCCTCGGTCTGAAAGGCTGAATGGGGAGGGAACTCTATAAGTGTTGCATATTGTTTCATATTATAAAAGCGCTTGCCGTTATCATCGTAAAATTTCAGAAAGGCAAAATAGGGATTGTTGAAATTACTTGCATTTGATAGTAAATAGGCATGGCAACCGTCACGCCTACGGAAAACGGAAAAGATAAAGTTTAGTAGCGCTTCCACTTCGTTATCAAGATACCTCTTTTTACTGGTAACGTCTATCAATACCTCATCGTAGAGAATACTCATAACCTCATCATACTCTGACCCTTTCAAGTCTACCCAAGTAGATAGGCTCTTAAGATAGCAAACGATTTTCCCGTTAAGAATAATTTTGGTAGAAGACAAAACTAAAATATTTTCTTCCTCTTCCATGTTGTCCGCCCTGAAAATAATCTTAGTATGAATTTTACTAGCGTCGCTATCTATTACCTCAAAATTTGTAAAGACTTGCTTTAATAATTCGGTAGTAAAAAACTTGTCTTTGTCTATTCGGTCAAGCTCTGACTTGTTCCGCCTTAAATAGATGAATTGTTCCCCTTTCTCAATAAACCTCTTAAATAGATACTTCTTGAGTGCAAAGGTTTTCCCAATCCCACGTCCGCCAATCACAAAATTAAGATACTGGTTATAAGATAGCATTTTCTGCGGATTGTACCATTTTTCAGTTGCTTCGATAGAAAATCACTCCTTTCTATTTCATTATATCATACTTTTAAAAATTCGGGTTGTTTTTCTGGATATCAAACAAAATGCCGTCTTCTTTATTGGCTGAATAGTTCCATATCCTTACACCTGATTGAAAAATAGCCTGAATAGCGTTCATGTGTGACTGGTTGGCTCTTAGCGTTCCAAGGTTGACGTTAATCATCTTGATATAATTAAACCGCTTTCTTGACCTCATCACGCTTAAAGCGTCATTAGTGAACCAGTTGACAAGCACCCCATAGCATTTTATGTACTCGTTTGCCCGTCCCATGATTTCTTTTTGAGCTAGGGAGACTTTCCAATAAACGTCTGTCAGTCTGTTCCCACTCTGGAAAGCAAGGTCATTCCCGATTTGTTGCACGCTGATAGGCTGGTTCTGTAGGTCTGCCATCGTTGCGTTGTAAGCTCTGATAGACTGGTCAAGTGCTATCTTAGATTTCATGTTTGCAAGTGCGTTTGACTGAGATTTCAAAGCATTGTTTTCGCTTGTGAAACCTTGTTGCACCACTTTATCATTATAATCACGGTTAGCGTTAAAGACTTTCATACCACCAGACGCAAGCCCACCAAGTGCGCCCCCAAAGTTCCCTGTTAAGAGATTTCCAGCTACGTTTAAGATACCACTAGCGCCCTCCGTCCATTGGTTGATATTGGCGCTATCTACAGCAAATTGTGCGTTATAGCTGGCTTGTGAGTTGGCTGTAGCGACTTGTTTATTAGATAGGTCTACGCTCTGTTTCAGCATGTCCCGATTCTCTTTAAACGTAAGCTGTGTATGTTCCATTTGATTCTTATGGCTCTGAATATAGCTGGCTTCTGCGTCATTCAAAATAGCCACGCTTTTCCCTGTCACGTCATTCAAACCGTATTTAAAATGCTCTGGATTGTGTTCCGCCCAGTCGCCACTTTCCAAGCTATCCAGAATATTCTTATCAGCATAGCTTACATTGTTAGCGTTGTTATACTCAAGAAAATTGATATGAACCTGATTGCTATCCCCAAGGCTTCCGCTTACAATAACTTTATACTTGTGTGCTTCGTCTATGGTTCTCGGTAAATACTGCGGTTGATACACATAACTGTTACCGTAAATATCATAAAGCTCTATCTCTGTAAACTCACTATTTAATAGTTGTACTTCTATTTCTAGGTCGTCTTTACCCATGTATGAGCGTAGTCCATCTTGTATCTGGTCATAAGCTATCTTTAGGAGGTTCGGGATTTCATATACATTAGGGCGATAGTCAAAAAATCCGTCCACCTCAATTAGTAAGGCTTCCACGTCAAAGGCTGTTTTTGAGTAGTCCCCGTTTCCTAGCTGTCTATCTCCTGTGTTTCCTGTGATTTCTCCGATGTCTCCGCCTGCTACAATCTCTGGCGGATAGATAATACTTTCAATGTTATCAATCGTATCTATACCCGTTCTTTCGGTTGTGTAACCGCTCCAAGCGTAGTTTTGTTCTATTACGTCATAACTTGAGCCGTTGACTGCTGATATAACAGACGTATGTCCCCAGATGTTGTTACCTGATGGGATATAACAGACAATACAGCCTACTCTTAAATCAGCCCAAGACGGGTCAAAGCGGACTTTCCAGCCCAAGGCTTCCCAGTCATAATCGCCCCCAATGTTGCTGGCACTCATACCCCTCTGCGTATCGCTTCCGCTGGCTTGTCTGCCGTTGCCGTTAGGGTTCGGGGTGTTGATACCTCCCCCGATGTCACAACCGCCCAGCAGTTGAGAATAGAGGGCGACTAGCCCGTAACATTGTCCGTTACCTACGCTAGTTCCTACTCGTGACTTGATTTCATTTAGTGCTTTTAGCGTTTCTGTTGCTTCTGCCATGTCTTACCCTTTCTGTAACTCGTCTTGTATCGTAGATAGCCATGCGTTCGCTTGCTCTATGCGTTCCGCTTCCTTGTAAGCTACACCCTCCCAGTTGTTCATAAAGTCGCTTGCATTGGTGCTGGCGCTAGCTGTGGAACTGGCTACCCGTCTAAACGTATCGGCTCGGCTCTCTTGGTTCATAAATTGAAATTGTAGGTTAAAATCCCATAGTGATTTTCCTTGGCTTCGTGCAAAGTTCAACAGCTCTTCTGCCCTTGGGCCCGTCCACTGACCGATTCCAATTCCTATCCAGTGATTACCGTCACTCCCTCTATATCCAGCTTCGTTTAATGAAATACTATACAAGCTGGCAAAAGCGCCCCAGCTTCCCATGAGGTTTTCGGCTGTTGTGTCTGATTCCAGCTTTTCGTACTCGTAACCTGTAGCATAGTCCGCCTCGTATTTCTTGGCTGTGACGTTGCTTTCTGCTGAAAAGTTTCCGATAATTCCAGCGATACCCTCCGCCGTTGCGTCTGGAACTAGCTTTTTAATGATTCTAGTAACCAATCTAACACGGCTTTCTTCGGTTGATGTGTCGCCCTCTTCGTTGGTGCTACCACTTCCACCGCTTGAGCTACTGCCCGATGTGCGATAGTTTCGGCTATTCTTTCGCCCAATCTCCGCAACGCTTCCCGTGATGTTGGATAGGATTTCTATATAGGTCTTGTCTCCCTCTGTTGTCTCCTTGTATTTAACCCCGATGTCACGGCTTAGATACATATTCACAATCTGGTTTACGGTGCTACTTCCGTCTTGATTCAAGCCAAAAAGGTGCTTATAAAGGTTCTCCAAGTAAAAGCTATCATATTTTTTGCCTTGGAAAATAAAAGGTCTGGACGCTCCGCTTTTCAAATTTACAGGGATAAAAAAGTATTTAAAGGTTTTTTGCATACCTGAATAACTCATGTTTACAGGTCTGTTTGCCTTGGTGGTCATCTTAATAGTAGGTTTTGCCACAACTACAAGCCACTCCGTATCTATTCCAACCTCTCCAGCTCTTGTAGCGTACTTTGTTCCGACTGAAAACCCTTGCTGACTGTCTTTTAAAGCCCACAATTCATTAGGCAAGGTCTGTTGCTCTACCTGTCCAATCACGTTAAGCGCTTTTAGTTCGTGCTGGTAGGTGTTCCATACGTCCACTTCATAGATAATGCGTGTAGCGTCCTCATTGATATAAAGCACGTCAAAGACAAAGGCATAGTAGGTTCTGCCGTTGTTGATAAACCTCATGTAAGTCACATTCTCATATTTCTCTACTCGTCCAGAAACTACGATTGAGCCATTTCTTTGTGTATATTGAAACTTGTCATACTCGTACACAATTTCTATATGCGGATTCGTCTTTGTGAAAAAGTCTTCCATACTTTCCCTTGTCTCAAAGTTAATCACATTGGCATAGTCATTTTTAAACGGGCTTTTAGCATAAAGCCATATCTTGGTTGATTCTTGCATAGTCTCTCCTTTAAAAATAGGAGGGCTGAAACCCTCCCTTATTCTTGTCCTATCTGTCCTTGTCCTATCCATTGACCCGATTTTCTCAGGCTGTGCGGTGCTGAAACAGCTTGCCCGACTGCGTTTGAGGGTTGGGCGCTAACGTCTTGCCAACTGCCTTTTCTCTGCTGGAAGATACCGCTTGGGCGGTTTAAGGTCTTAAAGATTCCGCTCTTTCTGATTGCCCACGGTTTGATACTCTTCTTATTAGGATTGTATAGAAACATGCCCACATAGAAAGAATTGTTAGAGTATTGCCCGTCTGGATAAGATACGCTGATATTTAAGGCGCTGGCTGATGAACTTTCTTCGGCTGGTATGGTTACCGTAAACTCTTGAGAACTCTCGTCATTCTTGATAACCTCGTCTGTTGTATATCCGCTAAACGTCCAGATAGTTCTTCCATTTACTTTGATGTCATAATCTACCCGATACCCAGCGTTTGAGCTGACCCGTTTACTCCACCAAAACAGCGCCTTAACTCTGATTTTAGCTGTGATAGAGTTGTCTGCGTTGGTTGTCTCTTCAAGAATTTCAACGGATTCACCCCAGAACCTCATAGAAGCCCAGACGGACGGGTCATTTTGCCCGTACTGGATATAGGTTGTATTGCCGTTGGTCATATAACCATAGTCTGTATCTGAGCTAGAAAACTGCCAAGCGTTTGCATAGGCTTGCGTCCAAGGGGCTACCCCTGTACCAAAGTTTTCTACACTGGCGCTTGTAGAGGTTGAAAATTTTAACTGTAAAGCCATTAGATACCTCCAGCGAGGTCGTTTTCTGTGCTTCCGTTATTAGTTCGGATAAAGCTATTTCCGTCTGGTGTTCCTCCAAAGACGTTAATATTACCCGTTGCAATATTGCGACCTTGGTTAAATCCACCAGTCAAGCCACCAGTCCAAGCGCCTGAGCCTTCAAGGTTTTCAATGATTTTGCGCAAAGCGTTTTGCAAACCTGTGTTAGCATTTTCTAGGGCTTCGATTTTCTCCTTGAGGGCGTTGTTTTCTGCTGTGATACGCTCGTTTAACTTAGTGACTTCCTGCGTGATTCTATCGTCTAGCTTCTTGATTTCTTTTTCTAGCTTGTCGTTTAAAGCGTCAATTCGTCCATCAAGGCGCTTAACTTCATCATCTACTTTCTTTTCAAGGTCAGCGATTTTCTTATTGACTTTAGCTATTTCTGCGTCAATATAAGGCTTGATAACCTTGTTATAGTAGATGTCTGCTTTATCGTTAAACCATTTATCAGCTTCCTTGCTTTCCATATAACGGCGGATAAGTAAGGGGATAAGTTGCTCCAAGAGTTCTGTTAAAGCGTTCTTATAGTCTTCCAGTTCGCTTTCCAGCGCCACAAAGTCGTCAAGCAACTGCTTAAAGGCACGCTGTAGCCAAGCCAAAAGCTCGTAGAGTGAATTGGCATTATCAAAGCTGGTAGGGATTGAGGGGATAAGTCCCCAACGCTCCACCCAGTAGGACGAATAGCGCCCCCGATAGGCTCTGAAAAATTCATCTTTAAATTCTTCTGGATTCATGTTTTAAAATCCTTTCTTATTTTAGTGTGATTCTCCATCTGCTATTGGTTCTGGAACGTTTCCCTCTGTTTCAATAGGAGGATTTGGTTCTGTGTTTGCTCTTGGAAACTCTCCGATAGATGGCGCTGATGGTGTTTCTGCTGGTGCATTGTTAACTGGCGGTATTGGACTATATTCTAGTTTAAGTGTAGGGTCTTTATACCCGTCAAAATGTTCTGTTGGAAATTCAATACGGGTTGAAATGCGTTTTTCTTGAAAACGTGGTTCAATAGGGGCTTTTTTCATGCTTGTAAACCATTGATAATATAGTTCAAATTTTTCAATTTGTTCATGTTGGTTAAAGGTTAAAACTAGGTTTTGTTCTGGTGTTAATTCAGCTCTAACACTTAACAGATAATCATTAAAGATTTTATAAGGTTGGTCGCTATTGACAAAATCTTCTCTGTTGAAATGGAAGAAAGTTGTTGCGCCTTGTTCCCCTCTAACATGGATAATCAAGTAACCGTTAAATTCTTCATCGTCTTTAAAAGTGATGTTAGTGGTTACTTTTTCAAATTGACTGAATAATCTAGCATAATAACCAAGTGTAACTGGAATTTTTTCAATTTCAGTTTCAATCATTTCTGAAATAGATTCTTTCAAAGCGTCTTCATTTACTGAAATAAAGTCTGATTCTTTTGTAAATTTAATCAATTTACCGTCAAGCAACGGAAACAGCGTCAAGTCTTGACTGATGGTCGCTGTTTTCAGTTGATTTGGGTCAACCCCTGAAAATTCTTCTGAAACAGAAATAAAAGGTATATTTGAATGAATAGTATTTAATTTATCAGCGTCAGCATTTAAGATTAGGCTTGTGTCCCCGTTCTTATCCTGTGAAATGTCCGCAAGTGCTTGCTTACCTTCAATTGTTAGGCTCTCCACTCCCTGATGTTTCTGGAATTTAATCCATGAGTGAATACCTCTTACAAGTTTAGTCGTCTTTGCCATCTTTTGATTCTCCTTTTGTTTTGTCAATGATTTTGATTGAGTTTGGATAGAGTTCTTTTAAGTCTGCTAAGTATTCAAGATAGCGAACCAGTAAAACCCCTTTACGTCCTAACTTCTTTTTGTTAGCAATTAAAAGTGTGTAGCCGTTATGCTTCTTGTATTTCTCTAGCTGGTCTTTAAAACCTAAATAGATACAATCGCAAACGGTGGAAACACGGGCGCAAGATTGGTCTTTATCGTCTCCGTGTCCCAGCACTTCAATCTGTAGTGTATCGGGTGTTTCTGATAGGTTAATAATTATCATAGGTGTTCATGTCCCCTTTCTGCTGTCATGATGGTGCGAGGTACTCCCTTTCTATCGTTCGTAACATTTATTTTAAAGGTTGCCCAATCTTCAAGGAGTTGCTGACCGTCAACCTCTACACGGCTTTCTTTTAGCCCGTTGATAGCCATCTGATAGTTAGGGGTTACGATAACACCGTTGTCCCAGTGTACCACCTCATTTACAAGGGGTATGCGTGAAAAATAGTTGTTATCGTCTATCACTCTGCCAAAGCCTTTCAGCTTGCTCTTGCTGGTCAATCGTTCAAAGCTATAATAAGCTCCCACAATCTTAAAGCGAATGAATAACAACGCTTTAATGGATTGTAAAGGCTGGTAGCTTTTGCGGATAGTCCAGAAAGTTTGGTCTTCAATACTTTCATAATTATAAGAAATAGGCTTTAATTTTATCCACAATTTAGACAAGTCTCCTAAGCGTCTGCTATTTGACTGGATATAATAGTAACCATCATCGCTATAAGCAAAATCCTGAAAACTGAAAAGCGTTATTTCTTCTAACATACTATCATATTTTAGTATTTTAGCGCTTGATAAATCTTTCATCTATGCCCCTTTCTAAAAGACTTGTAAAAACAGTTTATCACATATATTAAATATCTGAAACTGTATATCCTTTAATTCTGCGTTAGCTTGTAAGCGTTCGGCAAGGCTTGAACCGCTCCAGCCTGAGACGTTGCTTTTTGTGTCTGCGTTGTTTTTCTGGTGGTTTTCTACCAAGTTGTCAGCGTATTCTATAACCCCGTAGCGCTCAGTAAATACAATTTCTTTTCGCTCTTGGGGTGTAGTGTTGGCAATCTGTAAGGCTTGCCCGTCCGCTTTCTGATTGCCTACTGTGTCAATATTCATAGACTGGTTTAAGTCTTTGATAGCCTTGTTCCTGATTTCAGCAAGATACTTGAAAAGATTGAAACACTCATTGTTTAAAACTTCCTCAAGGGCAATCTGGAAACGTGCGAATGTCTCAAGTCCTATTTCCCTGTTGTAGAAATGTTTGCAAAACTCTTTCTTGAAATTGTCTGAAACTCCGTTTACTAGCTCCATGTCCTTAAATAACTCGTTATAGGTCTGGTCTATAATCGTGTTATAGTGCAGAAAGTCGCCGTTTTCATCAACTGCCAAGCCGTCCAGTCGTCCCGTCACGGGATTTCTATATCTGGATTTTAAAAAGGTTGCAATCGTTGCTGTTGTATTATTCTGGGTCAATGATTGTTCCCTCCTTTTCTGCCAAGTCTAGCGCCACTTTGTCAAGGTTAAACTGTTGGATAGTCTCCGCTGGTTCCACGCTGATTTCTAGCCCGTAGCATTTATTGATAAGCTCAACGAATTTTCTTCTTGACTTCCAGCCTACTTCTATGTTTGCAGAGATAACCCCGTTATTAGAGATAGCTTCAGAGACTACCAGACGCTCTTTTTTGTCTGATGGATTATTGTTGATACCAATAAAAGTCAGCAACTGGTTCATAACTCGTAACTTCTCATCGTGCAATTTATCCAGCAAAAACGGGGCGTCCGTTCTGAAAACTTGGATATAGTCCGATAGCTGTTTAAAGCTGTCTTGTCCGTCTTGGTCTTTCTGCTTGTTGAGATATACAACTGGTTCAAAATTGGCAATCTTGTTAAAGATGTTTTTCATTGATAACACATTAGTATTATCCGCAAAGATGAAATACGGTGTGATTTGTGCGTTTCTATTAAGTTGTATTGTCAGTTCAATATCTGCCAACTTTTCGCAAAATAACTCCAGATAACCTATATATGGCTCATAAAAGTTATTATTAGGAATCACAATACAAGGTCGTTTAATCTTGTCTGGGTTGTCCTCGTGTAGCTCTGAAATTACCCTAAAATCGTTTTCAGTATAAGCGATTTCCATTTGTTTAAAATAGTTCATACTGCTAGCGTTGACGGGTTGATAAGTCAAAGGCTGGTCATAATGGTTTAAGCGTTCTCCACGTGTTCCACCCTGTGCGATAAAACCAAAGGTGTCATCATGAAAGAAAGCTACATGCCCATTTTCTATCAGCTTCTTTTCTATAAACAATTCGTCAATGTCATTAGGCAAACCCTCCCAAGTGAAATAGTTTACCACGATATTATAGAAATAATTAAAATAGAACTCAAAAAAGGCTAGACGGTTACGCTCTACGGTTTCTTTATTTAGCTCAATCTTGCCAAGATGTCGCTTGTAATTTTTGTAACTCATTTAGTCCCCTTTCACTTAATAAAATAGGCGGGCAATAGCCCGCCCTTGGTCAGCCTTTAGGCTTCCTCTACATACCAGAAATGAATGTTTTCAAAAAGTGATAGGCTTGTCATGTAGTGGTGATGGTAGAAATAGTTGTAGGTCATGTTGCGAGGATTGCGGATTGCTTCCATGTGTACCAGTTTGTCCTTATTGATGATAGACTTAGCTGAGATAAGGAAGGCGACTGGCTTACGTCCATTGTTTGCACCCTCTCCCGTGAATTTTTCAAAATCATCTACTACGATTGTGCGAGCGAGTACGCTTGCTTTATCCATATTGAATGCGTTAGCCAAAAGCATGTCAAGATGTGTAGAAAATTCTGCGGAGATAACTAGGTACTGGTCTTCGATTGCCGTCATGTTTGGCACGCCTACAGGGTTGTTAAACGTTGTACGGCTTGGGATTGTGAAACGTTTTGATAGGTTGATTAGGGACTGGTTAAAGTCTACGACAAAATCTTGTTTTGTTTCGTCAATCTTCGTACCTGCTACAGTGATTTTCTTAGCGTTGCCCTTAAGGTCTGTATAAGAGACTTCTGCAAGTGATTTCTCAAGTACACCCTTAACTGCTTGGTACTCGTCCAGCGTGTCAGATGAAAGCAATGATGTAAACATTTTGTCCACGAACTCGTCAAACGCCATGTCAGAAACAAAGGCTTTCTGAATCCAAGCACGTTCAAAGGTACGCTCATAGTAGTTTTCATTGTTTAAGGTGTGGTAGAATACCTCAATGTCTGTGTCAGCGAATTTAAACGGGCTGACGTCTGACTTAGCGTCATAGGTTTTCTTCTCTGCTGGGTGTACATAGATTTCTTGTAATGTGTCACCAAACTCAAAGGTTTCAGACTTGAAAATAGCCAAAGGATTTTCATAAGTAAGAGCTTTAATAACGGTTGACCCGATACGATTTACAAGCGCTGTGAAAAACTCGTTGGCGTGCTTTTGAAAATCCTGATACGGCACAGTTGCGTGGTTAATGCGTGCGCCCTCAAGGACTGGAATGTCTGCCTGATAATCAGCACTTGCACGGGTGCGGATAGAGTTCAATAGGTCGATGTTTGAGATTTGTTTACCTGTCTGACCTGATAAAAATGTGGTAATTTTATTAGCCATATTATTCTTCTCCTTCTTCTACCACGTTTTCGTGGTCAATGTTCATTTCTACCCCCTCAACTTCGCTGGCTGGGGCTTGCGCTGGATAGTTTGGCACTTCCTGCGCTGGTGTGTCCGCTGGCATAGTTGCTGGCGGTGTAACTTCTGCGACTGTTTCTGGTTCGTCCTTGAGTGCGTCTAGTGCGTTGTTAGGATACCAGTTGATTGATTTTGAAAATGGTTTCATCTTCTTTTCTTCCTTTCTTTAAATAACAGCATTGATTGCTGATACTACGCTCATGTCTTCTTGTGCTTGTTTCATGATTTCGTCCTGTTGACCTAAACGGCGGTAAAGTTCGTTATTAGCTGAACGTAGGTTACCATTTTTAAGATTTAGGCGCTCAACGTCTTCATTCAAGACTGAGACAACTGTGTCAATTTCTCCAACAAAAGCCTTAATGTCAATCAAGTCAGCCGTTAAGCTCTCAATTTCTTCATCGTTTCCGACTTTTGCCATTGCGCTATCTAGCACTGCTAGGCATTCCTGTGAGGTCATGTTCCTCTCCTTTCAATTTTTAAACAAAGTATATCATACTTGACAAAATAAAGCAAGTATGATATGATAAACCTGTAAGGCTTTTCAAGGCTTGTCTAGTACTGGCAAGATGGTTACACCTCAAGGGGTGCTTGCTGGTGCGAGTCATTCTAACCAACTGACTTTTCAAGCCATGAAAAACGCTTTATAATTGGCGCTTTCCCTTTTGGGAAGGCGCTTTTTATTTACCGAAAAGTCCTGCGAATGGGTTCACGGGTTGCACTTCTTCGAGAGTCAACGTGTCAGCCATCATCAAAGCGTTAAGACGGAAAAAGTCGTTCCCGTTTTCACCCCCCTCA